ACCCTCCCCCGCGCGCACATTTGAAAAAAGTTTTTTGGCGGTTCGGAACATTGGGTGGCTACGATGGTGAACCCGCCGGATGATGTGTTGGATTATTTTTTATATGTATGTGGTCTTCATCAGCGAGTTGTTGATGGTTTAGTTTTTGATTGCGATGATTTGATTGATGTTTTGGTTCAATCTGGTGTTGAGAGTTCGTTGTTATTTAATGAATGGGCTAGACGCGAGGAGTGTCCGTATAGGATGGTTTGTTATGTTGAGTGTGGTGTTGTTCGGTTAGAATTGGGGATGGGCCATTGATTGCGGAAGTATTGGCGGAGCGTGGCGAGCGGTATGGTTCGTTTAGGGGTCATGCTGAGATTACGCAGGCATTGAAGGATGTGATGAGGTTGTCTCCTAAGTGGGGTGATTTGGATTGTTCGCAGACTGAGGCGTTGGAGATGATAGCGCATAAGGTTGGTCGGATATTGAATGGCGACCCTAATTACGCTGACAGTTGGGTAGATATTGCGGGTTATGCGACGTTGGTTGCGGAGAAGTTATGACTGAGACGTATGAGATTAAGATTGAGAGGAACGACACGGAGTTTGAGGTTGTTTCTTATGATTTTCCCGAGGACAGGTTTGGGAAGAAGATGTTGTCTGTATTGTTTGCACAGATAAGCCAGCATTTGCAGGATGAGGTTGAGGCGAGTGAGGGCGAATGATTGATTGGTTATTGAATTGGTTGAAGGTGACGGTTGCTCGTTGGTTATTGGCTGATGAGTTAGAGGCTGAGCGTGTTCGTGACCGTGAGAAGTGGCGACGGCGGCAGGAGATAATTGATGCTAATTATGAGACGACTGATACTGCCGATGACCTTGATAGGGGCGAGTTTTAGTTTTGTTGGCTGCAATAGTGTGTCTGAGTATCACGGCGGTTCTTGTCCTAATGTAAGGACTTACAGTCCCGCAGAGCAGAAACGTGCTGCGCAAGAGATCAGGTCTAATCCTAATGGCGAGTTAGCGCGGATGGTTCGGGATTATGGATTGTTGAGGAAGGCGTGTCGAATTTAAGTAAGGCGAGTGGTGAGCGGCGGGCGTTGTTTTCGAGTTGGCCTGCTGAATATCGCCAAGGTTATGATGACGGATTGAAGCGTCGTTTGAAATATCCGCAAGGTTTTAATGAGTGGGTTTCTAAGCGGCAAGACGCTTATTACGCTGGCTATAATCGCGGGCGGTTAGATAGGCCTGACGTTAAGGTGCGTCGATGAAAGATTATCGTCTGTTACTCATTGGAGCGACGCTTGGCCTAATTTGGGTTGGCGGTGTTCTTCTAATGACATGGATGGTTCTATGACCGACGATATTAAGAAGGGGCCTGTCCCCAACCCTGCGGCGATTACGACTGTAAATAACAAGACGGGAATTACCGTTTGGGTCTTAGGCGATGACATTGGTGCGCCGGGCCGTGAATATCCAGACAACCCCGGCGTTAAGTCAACGCTTGGCGCTGTTAAAGCTGGCACAAATATTACGATTGCCGCTGACGGAACAATTTCAGCAAGTGGTGGCGGCTCAACTGATTGGTCGCAAATTACCAATAAGCCCGCAACATTTACACCACCTATTGCAACGGCGGCTGTTGTCGGCGGCGTAAAGCAGGGAACCAACATTACGATTGGAGCTGACGGCACCATTAGCGCCGCTGGCGGGACTATTGTTCCAGCAACGCCAACTGTGCTTGGCGGCATTAAAGTCGGAACTGGCCTTAATGTTACGGGTGACGGCACGTTATCGACGCAAGACGCTGTGCCGGATTGGAATAGCATTATCAATAAGCCAGCCACGTTCCCGGTTGCTATTGCGTCAGCAAGTCAATTGGGTGGCGTTAAAGAGGGCGCTGGTATTAACATTGAACCAGACGGCACAATTAGCACTGTATCGGCTGCGCCTGAGTGGAATGAGATTTTAAACAAGCCTGTTGCGTTTCCGCCGCCTGTTGCGGCAACCAATGTTCTTGGTGGCGTAAAGCAGGGCAACGGCGTGTCGATTGGTCCTGACGGAACACTTAGCGCAAACATTCAGCAAGTGGATTGGGACATTATCGTTGATAAGCCGACTGCATATCCGCCGACGATTGCTTCTGATACTGAGGTTGGTGGCGTTAAGGCTGGCAACAATATCAGCATTGACATTGACGGCACGATTAATGCGGCTGCGGTGGATTTGCCAATTGCTTCGACCTATTTGCTTGGCGGCGTCAAGATTGGTGCGGGCATTAGCATTGCAGAAGACGGCACGATTGGAACTGAGGCCAGCGCGCCATATTGGCTTGACATTGTTGATAAGCCAAAAGCGTTTCCTCCGACAAACGCAAGTGAAGGTGTTGTTGGCGGCATTATGCCTGACAGCAATTTCTCCATTGCGCCGGATGGTATGATTTCCGCTAAGCCATTTACGGGTGTTCCGTTTGCGGCGATTGCTTATGATGGTTACGGCAAGATTGGCGGTTCAACGACTGCGACGTTCCTTAACGGCAATCTTATTCTTGGCGGCAGCGCGCCTGTTGTTAAGGAAGACGGCACGTTAGGCGAGACTGTATCGTTTGGCGGTCAGGTTACATTGCTTGACCAGACGGGTGCATATCGCGCTGGCATTAAAAACGATAGCTTTGACTATACGCTTCTTCTGACAAATGGCCCGAATGTTAAAGCGGGCTTTATGCCGTTTGTGACGCAGGTTGATAACGTCGATGTGTCGGTTGCTTTTGGCCCATTGTCTGACGCTATTGGTTACACGACCAAAGCAAAGCTCGGTGTTGTGCAAGTTGGCAACAATATTGACGTTGATGCGAAGGGTGTTGTCAGCGTTAAGACGACAAGCAAGTCAGACCTTGGCCTTGTTAAAATTGGCGGCGGTCTGGATGTTGACGCAAATGGTCTTGTTACGCCAAGCCTTGCGACGACTGCGTCTCCCGGCATTGTTCAAATCGGCAAGGGCTTGGAGGTTGATGCAAACGGCGTGATTAACACGACTGACGCAGTTGGCTTCTTAAACCGCAGGGTTTTTGAAAACAACACATATTACGAAAAGGATTATGATTGGACGTTGCCGGAAGGAGTTGAGTATTTCCGTGTGACGGTTGTTGGCGGCGGCGGCACTGGTGGCGGCTGGTCGAATAACGCGAATGAAGGTTCTGGCGGCGCTGGCGGCGGCGGCGGTGCTTATGCCCGTTCAATGTTCTACGGCTACAAGTTTAAGGCTGGCGATGCGTTTAAGGTTCGCGTTGGCTGTTCAAACTACAAAGGATTAGGCGACGGGACTGAAAGTTATTTCCGTCTTGCAAGTAAGGCATCATCGTATCTTTACTGCGAGGGCGGCAAAGGCGGCGAGAGTGGCTATGTGCAAGGCAGTGAGAAGAAAGGCTTCACAAAGCCGGGCGACGGCGGTGTTGTGAAAACCGATGGCTTTGACGGCGCAGTAATGTTCAATCTTGATGCAGTGTCAGGCGGCAATGGTTTGCCGGGACTAAGTGTTACGACGCCGCATGGCCCAAAAACTGTTGGCGGCGCTGGTGGCAGTTCCTTCTTGGGAACATCTGGCGGCACTTTTCCTACCTCTGGTTATGGCACTGGCGCGGGTGGTGCTGGCGAAGCAAACAACTCTGGCGGTGGCGGCGGCGGCTACGTTGGTCGTGGCGGCGTTGTGATTATCGAGTGGTGAGGTTAAAATGACAAACATTCCAAACCCTAATCCTTATGGAAATATTATATCTATTAGCCAATCGGCTAATATGTCTCCTGCTTTGACTGCTTTAACAGACACGCAATACGTTCTTTGTTGGAACTATAACAAAAATTGCTGGCAAGTTTGGGCTACGCCAGATACGCCAGTAATTGTTGTTCCAAGTGAGGAATTAGAAGAAAGCTCGAAGGGCAAAAAATGACAGGTTGCCCTTTTATAGATGCTGTAATTATACAGGTCATCAAATGGCTAATGTGAGTTGCAAGACTTGCGTTTACCGAGGCGAGCAGGTGGTGGATTTAACGCCACCTGTTTGGCTTTGCATGTGCAATCCTCCCGCTCCTGGCGGATATTTAAATGAGGAACAAAGGTTAAAGAATATTGGTGTGACGCCATACCCGATTGTTGACGAGCAATGTTGGTGTGGACAACACCAAGATTTTGATAAGCGTGGCTAATGGCTCAATTAGATTTAGACGAATTTAATCGCAAGATTTACGAGCCAGACGGCAAGGTTTTGGCTGAATATCTCACTGACCGTTCGCATGTCAGCGTGATACGAGGGCCAATTGGTTCTGGCACTTCATCTTGTTCCTGCATCAAGATAGCAATGATTGCTGCGGAGCAGGAGAAGAACCCGATAGATGGGATTAGGCGCAGTCGATGGGCTGTTATTCGTAACAGTTATCCGGCGCTGAGAAATACGACTGTAAAGACTTGGCTTGATTGGTTTGATGAGCGCCTTTACGGGCGGTTCAATTGGGGCAAGCCAATGGCCCATGTGATGAAATGGGCTGACGTTGAGTGCGAGGTTATCTTTATAGCGTTGGACGATGAGGCTGATATTTCCAAGCTTCGGTCGTTGGAGTTGACGGGCGTTTGGTTCAACGAGTTGGAGTTTATTCCGCATCAAATCTTTGACGAGGCTGAAAGTCGAACAGGTCGTTATCCTGCTTTGAAGGATGGCGGTCCAACATGGTCAGGCGTGATAGGGGACTTGAACGCGCCTAATGAAGACCATTGGCTGATGATGATGACGCGCGAGGCTCCATATCCTGACGAGGTGCCAGAAGAGGACCGTTCATATTGGCCTGAGACATGGAGCTATTTTGTCCAGCCTGCCGCTCTAATTGAGGTTATGGGCGCTGATGGGAAAACAGTTGTTGATTATATCGACAACCCTGTCGCTGAGAATAGAAAGTGGCTCGTAAATAGTTTCTACTTGGAGAAACGGCGCGGCAAATCAAAGCAATGGATTGATAGCCGTTTGATGAACAGGATTACGTTCGTTGTCGATGGCGACCCTGTATGGCCTAATTTTAGGAGGGAAGCGCATGTTTCTCCAAAGCCTCTTGCGTATAATCCTTCTTACCCTGTCGTTGTTTCTTTGGATTTTGGTCGTCGTCCATCTGCTCTCATCGGGCAGGAAATCAACAATCGACTTTATATCTTAAAAGAGTTTCGCATGTATGGCGTTGGTGCAACGACTTTTGCGCCAGCGTTGAAGAGGTTGTTAGACCAGAATTTTCCCGGCGCGCTGTATAGGTTCGTTGGCGACCCGAAGGGAAGGGACAGAGGGCAGGCAGATGAGAATACGGCTTACGATGTATTCAAAGCTCATGGGATGCTTGTGGCTCCTGCTCCTGTTAAAAATAACAATATACAAACAAGAATTATGGCTGTGGAGCAAATCTTAAACGAGCTTTGGAACGGTGGCCCAAGGTTACAGATTGACCCGCAAGAATGTTCAACATTGGTTGCAGGCTTGTCCGGCAAATACCGTATGCGGAAGCTGATGTTTGGCGAAGACCCAACGCCTGAGAAAGACAAATATTCCGATATAGCCGATTGCTTGCAGTATATGGTTTTGTTTCTTGGCAATGGCCGCGTCCTTAACGGTGGCTATGTGGATAGCCGTCCAAAGTTTCTTAATGTGCAGCGCAAAGAAAAGTCGTTGCGAAGGTATGGCAATGACAGAGTTTAGGACTTTTGAGGTTGTCCAGAATTGGGGTGTTGCTTTTTCCAAGGGTTCTTCACGGACTTGGTGGAGGCTTCTTTGTCCGGGCAAATACAAGCATGTATCTTTATTCAAATATTCCGCTGCCGCCGATAGCTGGATTTATCTTGATTTAGACTTTTCTGGTATGGGCGTGATTATTGCCCCCGGTGATACTGAGGCCGTTGAGGTCATTTGTTTGGCGATGGGCGATGTGGATGCCTTGACCATTAATGTTCAAGAGCGCGTTCCTATTATCTTTCGAGGGTTGTTTACCTGCGTGTCTTTTGTAAAGCATGTTTTAGGAATACGAGCGCCGTTAGTTTTTTTCCCTGACCAGCTCTACAACCATCTAGTCAAGATTGGTGCGCAACCAATGCCAACTGGCAGCAATGGAGGTCGGTGCGTTTAATCTATTCATCTCCCCGACTAGCCTCTGAGCAATTCAGTTTGCTTGGGGGCTTTTTTTATGGGCGGAGGTGGCGGCGGCGATAACGGCATGATGATGATGATGACCATCATGATGATGCAGTCCATGCAGCAAATGCAGCAGCAGCAGCAAGCACAGATTGACGCTCAGCAAACAGCACAGACGCAGAAACAAGTTTCACAAGTTCAATCAGATGTGCAGGCGAATACATGGGACATGCTTCGCCAGTATGGACAGTCGAATAGCCAGCAATCTGCGACCGCTGGTAATATGACCAACCCAACATCTTCGTTTATGTCTCCGACGCCTGCGGGCGCTCCACCATTATTGACGGCACTTACAACGGGTAGTGCTGCCCCTGCCGCTCCTGTCGCTTCTGCTCCGAAGAGTTCGTAAGCATGGAGAAGGAGCCAGAGCTTAAAGACGCGCGAGACGAGGCAGACCGCATTGCTGGCTTAGAGACTTTATCTAAGAACCGCCTAGCAGATGCGCGCAAGCAAAAGGCTCCGTTCGAGTGGGACATGCTGGAAGGTTATACCTTTGCAGCGCCTCATCGTGCGATGGTTGTTAATTCGACCGCGCCAAAGCCCGTCGGCAAAATTCAAGACGTTCCGATTGTTAATACGTCGATGGCCTATGAGCTATGCGGCGATTTTCCGACCGTCATTATTAATACCTTCTGCCCGCAAACGCAAAATTGGGTTACGCGGCGTCCTAATCAGAATGTCCCGCCAGAGCAAATGCAGGGTGTTGCGATTGCCTCGGCGCAAGCTGACGACGCGATATTCAGGTCTATCTTGGCGAGCAATTTTTATTCAGAGATTGGCAAGGCGTTTAACCCTGACTTGGCGCTTGGAACCGTGGCTTTGTGGATTGACCATCCTAAGTCATGGCGACCGCCGATTGTTCAATGTGTTCCTATTCGGGAACTAGAGATTAATACGGGACCAGACGGCCAGATTGATGACCGTTTTGTTGTTCGTCATACGCGCTATCGGTATTTGAAAGACGTTCTTCCTGACTTTGACATCCCGAAAGCGGTGCAGGAAAAGGGCAAGAAGGACGACAAGAAAAACTGTGTTGTTGTTTGGGCTTTCTGGAAAATCCGCGATGGGTCTTCTGAGGACAAGTGGCAGCATATCATCACGGTTGATGGGCATTACGTTCACGATGCTGTGTTAAAGGGTAATGGTTCTTGCCCGTTGGTTGTGGCGCGTTTCAATGCTACGCCAGATTGGGCGTGGGGTGTTGGGCCGCTTATTCAGTCGTTGCCTGACCTTCGCATTATTGATGAGCTTACGCATAAAAAAGTGAAGACGGTTGACCTTGCGTTAAACCCGCCGATTACTTTTCCAGATAGCTCGTTCACCAACATTCAAGAGGGCATTGAAGCTGGCATGGCTTACGCCATACGTCCGGGCGAAGAGGGTGCGATTAAGAACCTTTATATGCCGCCAAGCTTAGACCCTGCGATATTCCTGACCAATGATTTGGAAACGCGCATTAAGCGTCTCTTCTTCCTTGATTGGCCGCAGCAAGACGGCAAGACGCCGCCAACTGCGACACAATGGCTTGATGAGATGACGCTGGCGCAGCGTCGTATTGGAACGCCGGGGCTTGTGTTTTGGCAAGAGTTTTGTGCTGGCGTGTTCGAGCGGTTTGTTTATCTCTTAGAGAAAGCAGGCCAGGTTCCTAAGATTACGCTTGATGACGGCAACGGCAAGAAGCAGGCCGTTACGATGCTTCCTTACAATCCTGCATTGCGTTCCGCAGAGCAAGAAGAAGTCGCGTTGTTTGCCCGCTTTGTGCAGATTGGCGCGCAGGCATTTCCAGAAGAATGGAAAATGGTCACTGACGGCAGCGCGACATTGCAGAATGTCGCAAGCAAGATGGGCGTTGATAGTATGTGGAAGCGCCGCGACCCTAAACAAATGCAAGCGGCTATTTCTCAAATGTCTCAAATGATGGGCGGTGCGCAAGCAGGTGCGCCTGCAATGGGACAAGGACAAGCGCCTGTTGCTGACTTAGCAGGTGCGCCGCCTGAGATGGGTAAGCCAAGAACGGCTGTTAATAGCGCAGCGTTTAATCCGAAAGATGTTCGCGGCATGGGTCCACAAGGGATGAATTACGGCAAATGATACCTGACGATGTTGTAGTCGAAGAGTTGAAGCGTCTTGGCAATTATCCAGAAGCTTCGTCATTGTGCCAATTGTTACTGAAAGAGTTGCAAGCACTAACTTCAATCGGTGCGCCGTCTGGTGCGTTGGAATGGCGTGAGGGACGCCGCAGTTTAGCCGCCATGCTCATAGGAGCGATGGAGTTAAACGAACCGCATGACCGAAGAAGTAACGACGCCGCAGAGCTTGTCAGGAACCGCGCAGGAAACGCCCGCGCAGGAAACAGCACAATCCCAAGAAGGCTTTCAAGCACCCAAGGTTGAGAAACCAGATTGGCTTGATGATAGCTTTTACGATGCGGATAAAGGCGTGAAGCTTGATGAGCTTGGTAACAAGTTCAAAGAGCTTAATGAGTTCAAGTCTCGGTTTGAGCAAGAGGCCGAAAAACGCAAAGCAGAAATGCCTGATAATGCGAAAGAGTATGGCTACGCTCCCAAAGATTACAAAGTTCCCGAAGGTTACAAGGTCGAAGAGAACAGCCCAATGTGGCAGCTTCTTCAAGAGACTGCGTATGAAAAGGGTTTAACTAAATCTGAATACAACGCGATGGCGACGAAGTTTATTGAAGCTTCAAACGCCCATCAAAAAGCGTGGGCCGAAGGCATCCAGGCACAAAAGGCAGAGCTTCTTAAACAGCTTGGTTCTGATGCTTCTGAGCAAGTCTCTTCTCTTAAATCTTGGTTCAAAGCGACCGCTGGCGATGAAGCCGTTGCGGAACAGCTTAGCGAAACTTTGTGGACCCCCGGCATCATCCGTTTTTGGCAGCGGGTTCAGAAAGAAATCACAAGCCAAGGAGCAGGCAGCTTCTCTGGTTTGGGACGCGATGGAACCGGCGGCGGTGAAATCGAGGGATGGGACAAGATGACCTTCGAGCAGAAGTGGCATCACACCCAACAAAGAGAGCGCCGCGCTAACTAAGGAAGAGTTAAATGGTGAACATTGTTTCGGGTGTAACCGCACCCATTACATTACTAGAATATGCGAAGACGATGGATGATGGCGACCGTTCGCGCATCTTCGTCGAGAACATGGCGGCGAACAGTGATTTGCTTTCTGCCATGCCTTTCCTGCCTGCCAATAACGGCAAGCGCGCTTTCATGGACATTGGTAACGTGCCGACTGTTGGCTTCCGTGGTTTGAATACCGCTGGCGGCGAGCAGACAGGTCACTTCAACCTTCGTGAAGAAGACACGTTCTTCGTTGACGAATATGTCAAAGTTGACCGCGCTATTCTTGACCGTCTTGGCCCTGACCATGAGGCTCGTCAGATTAAACTGAAAACCATTTCTATGGCTCAGATGTTTACTCAGTCGTTCATTAAGTCAGACAATGACATTAACCCAACGGCTCCGAATGGTATTCAGTCACGTTGCCTCAATCTTGCTACCAATGCAGGAACGGGCGGCAACTTGCTGAACAATTCGACGACCGCTGGCGGTGGTCCTCTCTCGCTTGCTAACCTGTCCATTCTTTATTGGCTGGTTAATAAGCCAACGCATTGGCTTATGCCTCGCGGTCTTATGCCTTATCTTGACGCCGCTGCGCGTGACGCTTCTGTCACCAACAATGCGGTTGTTTACTCGGATGAGAAAGACCCATTTGGTCGCCGTGTTATGAAGTTCAATGGCCTGCCAATTCTGTTTGGTTATGAGCCTGACGACAGCCCTGACATGCTTCCTTTCACAGAAGTTCCTGCTGGCGGCGGTGCTGCACAGACGGCTTCTATTTACTGCATCAGCCTCCGCGATGGTGGCCTGTATGGCATTGAGCAGACGCCTATCACTGTCCGTCCAGAGGGCCAGTTGATTGGTGCGCCATTCAGCTCGACGCATATCAAATGGGATTGGGGTATCGCCCGCGAACATCCTCGTTCGGTCGCTCGCCTTACGTCCGTAACCGCTGCCAAGATTGCAGCGTAATTTAACGCAAGGAGAACACGACAATGGCACTAGGTCCATGGATTGGTAATAACGGCGCACCAATGCCTTTTAATGCGCCTACTAAGGTCGGCACATTTGATGCGCAGACCTGCTTTACGGGTGGCGTAACGCCTCAGACGTTTACGGCTTCCGGCTACTTTACAAGTGGTGGTCAGCCTACGCAGCTTGATGTTGGCCCCGGCTTGTTCGATGGCTATTGGGTTATCGACTGGGTTTCCCGTAAACAGTCTGCCGGAACTGAGGAATATACTGTTTATATCCTTGGCTCGAATGACCCTGCTTTTGGCGCTGGCAATGTTGAAATGCTCAGTGTTCAAGACTACGGCTCGTCTCGCACAGCATTGGCTCCGTCAGGTGTTCCAATTGGCGCAAGTCCCGCTGTTACCAGTGGAGAAACGGATTACATTCCTCTTTTGAACTTCCGTTCGGGGATTGTTTATCGTTATATCCGTTCATGGATTGACGTTAATGGAACTGCTCCATCAGCGACAGTCAATGGTTGGCTAACTTACGACGCAGGTTAATAAATGGAAGCTTTGGTTCAGATTTTCTACAAAGACCCTGCTAATGGTCAGGTTTCGGAAGTTAGCATGTATGCGATTGATGCGCGTGATGCTGTTCGCCGTTTTCCCGACCAGTATAAACTGACAGCTTGGGAAGAGGTTAAGCCTGTTAAGGTCGAGCCTTCTATTCGCAAGACGGTTTAGTAAAGAGTAAGTGTAGGACGGACAAGAGTAGTGGGTTTGGCCGGGAGCAATCCCGGCCTTTCCTGTTTTACGGGGTGCGTTGAGAGAAAGGGTCACGCACAGCAATTTGGTTGCATGACGATACCTATTTCCAGAAATCCCGTTGCGTCTCCATCTGGTCGCGTTATCCCAACGTCAGACCGCCTATCGTTAATTAACGAGGCGCTTATCAATACGAATAACAATACGGTTAATGTGTATGACGATACTTCGTCAGAATGGATTGTGGCGAACAGCGCATTTGAGCAGATTGTTCCAGAGCTTTATTATTTACGGGATTGGAATTTTGCGACTTCATTTGCAGAGCTAACGCGCGTTGGCGACAGTCAATATCCTGGTATGACGGATGAGTTTGCCAAGCCTGCCGACTGTATGTTTCTGCAAAATGTTTGGCGTATTGACGATATTGAGCGGTATGAGCAAACGCTTCCGCCAAACTGTCATTTGCCGAAAGAGGCTTATCCTCCGCAGCTAGAATACAAGGTCTTGAATGACCATATCCATACTCGCGCGCCTTATGGCGTTAAGGCTCAATATACGCCGTTCCCACAGCCCAATGACGAATGGTCGTTCGGCTTCCGGGTTGCTTTGAGAAAAAAGATTGAGGCCGCAATCTATCGTTCGCTGAATGAAAATTTACAGGCGGCTACTGCCGTCGAGAAATACGCCGAAGAGTTTATTCAACGGGCGGCTTCACGCGACGCGCAGGAGAGGCCAGGACGGGCCATGTTCAAGTCGCCATTATATGAAACGCGCTGGAAGCGCCGAGTGGCGGGATATTGGCGTTGAGTGAGACAGAGCTAGACATTCAAGTTGATTTTGGTGGGGGTCAGATTAACGAGGCCGCGCGCCGTCGCAATGATATTCCCATCTTTAAAACTGGCGGCGATGTTGTTGAGAATTGGCGCGCATTGGCGACGGGCCAGATTATTCAGCGTCCTGGCCGAGGCGCTATTTATTATGCCGACAGCTATCGCGGAGAATATTTCCGCGTTTCGACAGGCCAAGAGTTCATGTTGCGCTTTGGCCCGAATAGCGTTGAGATATATGACTTGGTGGGTAATTTTATTTCCGGGTTCAAGGATGCCAACCGTCTTATCTGGACAGAGCAGACGCTCAATCTGATTAATTGGACGCAAGCCCAAGACGACATTATCATTTGCTATCGAGACCCTAATGGCACGACTATTCTGCCTTATTGTTGTTTTTGGGACCGCACAAAGTTTACTTGGACTTATGGCGACTTTGCTTTTGAGGTTAGCCAAGGCGTAACGAAGCAGCCGTTTTATCGCCGTGTGTCGCAAGGCGTTGTGCTTTCATATAGCGCGACAACTGGAACCGCGACTGTGACTGCGGCAAATGTCAGCGCGACCGATACTGTTTTTACGCAAGACATGGTTGGTCAAACGCTGTCTATTGTTGGTCAGCAATGCACAATTACAAAATACACTGACAGTCGCAATGTTGAGGTAAAGATACAACAACGACTGCCGGATAGCATTGCGATTACAGTGGATGATGCTAGGAACTTTTATCCCGGTCAGATTTGTTCGACGGTTAAGTCTTCCATCAAGTTTGAGGTTGGCTCTGTAAACGTAACCACAAACCAAGTCATCGGCATTATGACGACACAGCTTGTCTATAACGCTGATTTGATTACTCCGAGTTCTGGCTCTGACGCAGACTTTCTTGTTGGCCCTAATGGTTCATCCAAGATTACAGAGGTTGGTCCTGCTGACCCCGGTAGCCCAACGCTGCAATGGGCGGAAGCTTTCATGTCATCGACAAGTGGCTATCCTGCTTCTGTGTCTTATGACCGTGACCGCGTTGTGTTTTGTAATTTTCCACAAGCGCAAAATGCTATCATCTGGTCGCAGATTGGCGACCCTTTTGGCTTTTGGGTTGATAGCGTTGCGTCTGGTCTTAATCCCGGTGCAGGAGCTAACGCAAACTCGTCAATATTTGAGTTAATTGCTGGTTGCCCTCAGATTTATTATTTAATCGGATGGCAGCAAGGTGAGTTCGTTTTTACTTATCGTGGCGTTTATTTCTTGCCTATTTCTGCTTCCGCGCCATTGCAGCCTGGAACATTGTTCTTTGACAAAATAGCGGATGACGGCGTGTCGAACATTCGGCCTGTTACCATCCAAGATGCTATTTTGTTTATCAACCAAGGCTTGAACCGCGTAGGCGCTATTCGTGCGACGGGTTCTATCACGCGCCCGTTTCTGGCTATCGACGTTGCAGACCTTCACTATGACCTGTTTACCGACCCTGTGTTCCTAGCGATTACGACAGGTGATGGCGAACGGCCAGAGCGTTATGTCTATGTTGTGAATGGTGATGGCACTTGCGTTGTTGGTAAGGCCGCATTTGGTGGCGATGGTCAGCCAATGTTTATTGGATGGGCGCCATGGACAAGCCAAGGCTTTGTCAAATGGGTGACGACCAAAGGTTCAAGCGTCTATTTTACGACGCAATATCCTACGTCTGGAACGCAGGTTTATACAGTAGAGGTTGAAAGCGAGAAGCTTTATTTTGACCATGCTTTGCTTGTGAACCAAGACAATGGACAGGCTAATCCTCCCGCTGGCAAAGGTCCGTTTTATCATCTTCCTGCCGGGACAATGATTAGTTTAATGGATGGCAATCGTGATTTGGGCGAGCGCCCAATTGATGCGAATGGCTTTTTGATTACAGACCCTAGTGAAAACATAGGTTTCCCTAATCTTGTTGGTGGCTTGTTTACGCCGTCTAGGTTTGTTCCTTGGACTTATTTTGACAGAGTTGGAGACAGGACGAAGCGTTTGAGCATTGCTCGCGCATACGTCAATGTTACTGGCGCGACTGACTTTATGGTGGACAATAAAGTCTTCACGACAAATGTTTGGGGCAACGATGGTTCTGCACAGCCGACATTGTTGGATGGGGCTTTTCGTATTCGCAAATTAGGACGCGATTGGAAGCAGACTATTCAGATAGTCAAGCATCGTCCGGGTCCAATTACTATCTGCGAAGTCTCATTGGAGGTTGGAAACTAATGGGTGTCGGCGCGGGCATAGGAGCTTTAACGGGCGTCGCGGGTGGCGTCCTTGGTGGCATGGGTAAAATGCAAGAGGCGGAAACCCAAGCCAAGAATATTGAGATGCAAGGCGTTGCCACTGGTATGCAGGATTGGTGGGAAGCTGGTCAAATGAACATTGAAGCTTCATTGACCGATTTGCAGAATTCACAGACCGATACATATCTGCGCCAGCAAACCGCTGAAAAAATGGCGAACATAAATGCCGTTATGGCTGTCACTGGTTCTTCATTTGATAGCCCTTCAAACAATGCCGTTAAAAATCGCTTTCAGACAATGGACGATACGCAGCGCGCACAACAACAATGGAATGGTTACATGCAGTCTGAGCAAGACCGCAACCAAGCCAAACTATTATTGATGAGCGGCATGTTGTCGATGATGAACGCGCAAGACAATGCGGGCAGGACAAGGGCAGCCGGAAGCATGGCGGGAATAGGCTCGATGATTGGTGGCCTTGGAAGTCTTGGCGGCTTATTCGGATAGGTGAGACATGGAATTATTCGGACAACGCAATAACCCGCTGGTCGTTGCTGACTATAAGCAAATGCAGCTTCCCGGTCGTTATTGGGAAAGTCTCGCACAGCAAAAGGTCAGCACTGGTAAAGGTCTTGAAGCTCTTGGCGCTGGCATTGAAAGCGCGGGCAAAGGTATTGGCGGAGGCATAACTAAGGCTGAGAATGAGGCTGAGAGTAGCGGTGCGCAAGAGATTACATTTGGCCGCGATGACCAAGGCAGTTTAACTCCGTTATCGGCTGGCTCTGGCAGCTTTTTGTTTGGCGCAAAAGGACCAAGCACAGCGGCAGGTGGCAGCGACTTCTTTTCTAATTTGTTTGGTGGTGTTGCTCCGCCTGAGGGTAGCGCAGAAGCGATGGGTGCATCTGGCGCTGCAAGTGGCGCTAATATTCAGTCGATGGGCCATGCGCTTACTGTCTCGACCATCCAAGCTGCGAATACGACGATTGCTGATGACTTGTTGCAGGCGCGTCAAAAGTTCCAAGGCAACCCACAAGCGTTTCAAGAATATTATGTTGGCAAGGCAAATGCAGCGCGTGACAACATTGGCGGCAAGCAGGGTCTAGCCCTTTACAATGCCTATTATCATACAGGCGGTCAGCACTATGCCAACATGGTTGGCGACCAATTTGAGAACCAACGCAATCAAAGTTGGGACCAGATTAACGCAGGCATTAAACAATCGTCTGACGATGCTTTTAGCGTAGCGCGCAATTTTACTGGCAGCTTTGACCAATTCAAAAAGACGACTGCCTATAAGAAGGTAACAGAAGGATATAAGTCCTTAGAGATTAATCCTATCTTCAACGGCAAAATGACGGCTGGTAAAGCGTCACAGCATTTGATGGAGTTGGACAACGACTTAATGAAAAGCCATGCCATAGGGCAGGCTGAGAGATTGCGTGATGAGCCGGGAGGCAGCGTTGATAAGGCGCAGGCTTGGCTTATTAAAGAGTATAAGAACAAGGGTAAAGACGATGTATTTAACGTCGCCAACTCTCATATCCTATGGAAGAGTGAGGCGCAGAAGGACGAGATTGAAGCGGTAAACCAGCAAGTTCATACTTTTAACAATGCCTATGCAACGCATACTGGCGTCCCTGATTATGCGCAAGTTCAATCTGCTATTCAACATGCGCAATCAATGGGTGCTTTCTCTGCGGCGCATCAGTTGCGCGCTGGTTGGGAAGCTTACAACGACCGCAAAAATTATAGGGGCGGCGTCCAGGGCACTACGTCTAGGATGGCGGCAGCGACGATTACTACTCCTGGCTATACAGCGCCCGCGACTGCTTTGCCTGACTTGGACGCAAACTTTAATGAAGCCAATGATAAATTAAAGATGAACGCGCAGGAGCAGTTTCTTTATGGACTGCATCGCCGCAATGCTGTTGGAAGCGGTGGGGTTGATAATCCTGACGGCTCGCGTTCTTCTCTAAAACAGATGTCCGTCAATATTGGCGGCAAAGTATATAACCTTCCAACTGTTTGGAATGGCAAGGCTCTTGACCCTAAGAAGCCCGCTGAAATGGCGGAGATTAGAAAGAATGTCGAGGCGTTAGGGTTAGATAATTTCCCGTCTTACAAGACAGAAGCGGAAGCTGAAAAACGCTATAATGATATGCACAAATATATTGACAAGGACATGCAGGCTATCCAGCAATGGAAAACTGCAAACAACCGAAGCCATAAAGACTTGCAGGACCACGGTTGGGACGCCAGCCAATTTGATAAAAACGTCCATTTGTTTGGAAGCCGTGGCACTGGCTATGGCGGCATTAACATGGCGTGGAAGGGCGACTTAAACGGCATTGGTAAAGGCGGCATTTCTCCTAATCAATTGTTCACTTATTTTAAAGGTATTGGCGCAAGTGATAATGAAGCGCGCATGTTGACGGGTGCTGCGGCGTCAGAAAGCGGGCTTAACCCAAACGCTGCACATGACCCTGTTAATGGCGTTTATACAGGTCATGGGATGTGGGGCCATAAGCATGAGCGCATTGATATGCGCGGCATGAATTGGCAGCAACAAGCGTCAGCCGTGTTGCAAGAATTGCGCAGTCGTCCAGAAGGTAAATTAGTTAATTCAGCGACAACGCCGGAAGAGCTTGCTCGCGCGCAAATGTTTTTTGAGCGACCAAAAGGGTTCACTGAAAACCATCCAGAAGGTGGTCACAATTATACAGGCCGACTAAATACAATCCGCCGTTTCTATGGATTGAATGGCGGCGCTGAGTTGCCGCAAGTCGCAGCCCCCGGCGACATCCGAACTGGACCTATGCCGCCAACGCAGGAACAGATTGGCGCTAATCCTTATCTTGCAACTGCCTATTCCCGCCAAGCACAAGCTGACGCGCATCGTGATATTGCTTATGCCTCTTCACAAATGCCAGTGATGGAAGCTGCAATTCGCCAAGGCGTTGACCCTGGCACATTACCGCTCGCGCGTATGCAGCAAATGGCAGACCAATATCCAGAGCAGCTAGGCGAGAAATGGAAGGGCGTCCAGCAAACTATGGAAGCCCATCCTGCCGCCATGGAATTAGCTGGCATGGGTGACGCGCAGCAACGCATCGACGATATTAGAAATGTCGCGCGTTCTAATGGTGACTTAGATACGATGGCGTTTGCTGATGAGTTAGAGAAGCAACATGCCGGAATGATTAAGGATTATACGGATAATCCTCAACGCTTTGGCGCGCGTAAAGATGTTGGCTATTTACCAGAGCAGCCTCCGCCATTGTCTGATGTTATGAAGGCGCAAGACAAGCAAGACGCTTTTAATAAGACTATGGCTATAAAGCGAAAGGCTGGAATTACGCTAGACAATAAGTTTGGCAATGGTGTCGTTGCTAATACGCTTATGAAAGATGATGTTAATTTTATAACAAATGCGATGGCGGCTGACGGCAATACTGCTTCTGGCGTCTTAAAAATGGTCGCGCATATGAATGATGATGAGTTAGCCCATCTTCAAAAAGACGATAAGTTTAAAGGCGCTATTGTCGGCATGACGATGAGTGATGACATCCAAAAGGTTAGCGCAGCTATGGGCTTTCTCGACCTTCAATGGTCGAAGAACCCTGTCAAGTTTAATCAAGACTATCCTAGTATGCGGTCGCAAATTGCTAAGTGGCAATCTGACTTGCAGTTTAAGAGCGAGAAGTCTGCGATGGAAAACCGTCGCATGGCGCTTGACCCTGGACAGCAAGCAATGCGCGAAACAATGAAAAGTATGGCTAAGACAGAGCTTGACGCCATGAAGCCAGACCAAGCTTTTGCGGCAGTTGGAAGCTTTAAGAAGCTTGACCAAGCGTTGGAGAATGGCAGCACTTGGGGCGCAAAGGGTGTTGCTTGGGAAGAGTTCAAAGACCTTTATACAGAATATCGCCAAGCAAATAATGACACGCGCGCGGCAACTGCTTATGCGCAGCGCGACATTCAAATGAAGTGGAATAACTCTGAATTGAACGGTGGCCGCTTCATGGCTTATCCGCCAGAGATGAATGGTCACTATGCGCCGATTAATGGTTCGACCGATTGGGTTAAGCGTCAGCTAGCCGAAGACGTTTCAAGTCTCGCAGAGCAGAATGGCTTGAAAAAGGTTCAATGGAACCCGCGCAATGGCGTGTTTGAAGACGGCGTTGAGACCGCGTTGGCAAGCGATACTGATACGCAGAAAGACATTGCTAATGGTGTCGCGCCTTCCTATCGCATCCTCGTAAAGCAGTCAGACGGTTGGCACGTTATGACGACCAAAGACGCGAACGGAAATTATCAGCCAGCGCGTTTCCATGCAGATAGGCAGAAGGCTGTTGCCGAAGCTAATGCAGAGTTTATGGCTAAGCGTTCAATGTCTGCATTGTATAACGGGAGCATGTAGTGCCGATATTTGCAGAAGGTAATGACCCGCGTTTTGAAGGAACGACGCCGTTCCGTGGCAATGTTGTTCCTAATGAACCAGAAGAACCAATGAAGTTAGAGGAACGTCCTAACTTTGTTGATGAGACATTACCTGCGGCATTGAGAACAACAACGTCTTACATGGCGTTGAAAATGATTAATGATAGCGTCAATGGCAAAGCGTCCCCTACTAACTTTGACCCTAACTTTAACCCATTGAAAGCTGCGGAAGGAACGCCGCTAGAGGGTAAGGTTGACCGTCTCGCTGGCGTTGCGAACAAAGACCAGTTTGACGCGATGCTTAAACGCGAGATGGACATCCATAACGACCGCAAGACACTGGAAGCTTCTGGCTGGCCGGGAACTGTTGCGTCAGTTGGCGCTGGCCTTGTTGACCCCGGCTTGTTTCTTATTCCAGGCGCGATTGGCCCTAAAGCGTTAAGCATGACGGCGCGCATGGCATTGGGTGGCGCGGCAGTTGGTGCAGTCGATGCAGGCGTTAGAACGGCATACGATAGGAATAGGACGCTTGGCGATAACGCCATGACTATTGGCCTGACGACTGCGGCAGGCGGTGTATTAGGTAAGGCAATCGGCTTTCTTACAAAAGATGAGTTGGCCCATACCATTGACAGCATTGCCGTCGAAAACGGGATTAAGCATTATTCGCAAAAGCAAGACAGGGTTATTGGCGACGTTTCTCTTAATCGTGAAGTGACGCCATATACGCCGGAGCAAGTTCAAGCAGCGTTAGCTGAAAGGCCGGAAAATCCATACTTGTTGGATGATGCTTATGAGGCAGTCAACAAGGGCGAGCCTTATGCAGAAGTCTTGCAAAAGCAAAAGCAGTATGAGCGCGACTATCGTGATTGGTGGAATAAACACGCCGACAATATTGACCAGATAAAAGCTGAGTATGATGCCGGAGTGCAGGGTAACAGTTTATCGCCACCAACGCCGGAAGAAGTTAATAACCTTGCGGCAGGCGAGGCGCAGTCTGTCTCGGCAGCAAAGAACACGGACCCTTATGCTTCTGCCGAAGGTCGCAGCTTTAAGCAGAAAGAAGGTGTGTGGGGGTCGAAGCATCTAATTAATGCGCTTGGTTTTCTTAGCCCGATTGGTCGCGTCTTTAAGGGCGAAGGCTTGGCGGCAAAGAAATATACGGCAGAGCTCACAGAGACGGCGCGTGAGTTCGACCAAAGCTTAGAAGGTCTTCCTACGTCTCAACATGGCGGCGCTATTGAGACGACCGTTAATGTTAAGTCTATGCGCAACAACATGACGGTGCGCGATGCCGCGCGCGATGGCTGGTTGAAGCATTTGCATGGTGAGGCTGGCGGCGTCTTGCAGGGTTTCAAGAGTGACATACAAAGCCTTGCGGGTGGACTGCCAAACGGCAAGCTGACTTATTCACAGTTCAAGGCTGAAATATCTAAGGCTCTGCGAAGCGGTGATAAGAATGAAGCTTTTCCAGAAGCGGCAGAAGCGGCGCGCACAATCCGCGAGAATGTCATTAAGCCGATTGAAGAAGAGTTAAAGACGCTAACCTATTCAGACGGGACGCCCATGCTCGACCCTAATGCGGTTGCGCCAAAGGGTGATGAAAGCTTTTACTCCCGCATGTGGAACCTGCCTGTCATTCGGTCACGCCAGCAAGAGTTGCGCGGCAAGATTGTTAATTGGTTAAAAGAAGAACAAGATTATGCGGCAGCGGCGCGCGAGCGGATTATGGCGCACAGTGACCGTGAGGTTGAATTAGGACAGCATATCGACAAGCTAGAAAACGGTTTGCTGACTATTGAGAAGCGCGTGAATGAGACGGGCATTAGGTTAAGCGAACGCGGTATGGCTGTTCGTGACAATCTAACTGGCGCTGAGAGAATACAGGAACGCCTCAACATGGTTGAGGAGTTGGCAAGCGAGATGCAGCAAGCAATCGACTATGCGCGGTCAGAGTTTAAAAATCCTGAGAAGCTAGAATATATCGCTGACTTAGACCGGCAGCTTAAAGAGATACGCAGAGAAGCCGCGCCAATGTCTGAGGCTGAACAAGCGCGCATTGAG